TCAAAGAAAACCATAAGGATTACTTCAGGAGCTATGTAATCTAATTTAAAGTTTTCTTTACAGATTGTTTCTACTTCTTTTAAAAGTTTTCTTGTATCCGTTTTTAATGTTTTTTTAGGGTGTTTATTTTTACGCTTTTTACTCAAGACGCTTCTAGACTCCTTTAACAAGTCTTTAGGATCTACATTTACTTTTTTGAAAATAGACGAACATGATTGACTTAAATCACTCAAAAAACAATGAAAGAACAAATCAACATCTGCTCCATTTCTGTGCAAAATACCTGCAAGTTCTTTTGTCTTCTCAAGAACTCCTTGTATATGTGGGGTAAAGGGTAAATTAAGCATTTTTAGCTTCTCTTAACTTCATGTAAATATTTGTCTCAACTGGGTTGATATTATCTACAAAAAATGTGTCTCTGCTTTTTGACCCATTGAGAACAATCACTTTATTTTTAGCTAACTTATATCCACTTCTTAAGAAGTCAGAAAGCCTCTCTTCTCTTGCGTTATCCATGAATAGAAAGTTTTTTGTGGCTGTATTATCACAAATTGAAATCATCATGTATTTGTTACCATTCTGAGATGTTCTGGTAAAGAAATCTTTTACCTCACCCACAACTTGGAAGTTTTGTCTATCTACGAGGTCTTCTGTTTGTTTTAAATCTATCAGTGATGAATATCTGTCTTGAAAGCATTCTCGCAGATTATGGGAGTAACTATATCCAAGAAGAGAACTTTCGTATCTCCATTTAGCAAACATTTCATGTTTTCTATTCTGATTGTATATTTTTTTATACTGATCAAATTTACTTTTAAATGTTTTAAATCTCTTTTCGGACATGATTGGTCTATTGTCGTCTCCAAGAGTTTCTTTTTCTATAACCTCTGATATTGCATTCAGTATATCATAACCAAACCTGTCTCCAATTTTACAAAAGTTTCTCTTCTCTCTATCAGTAAGAAGATTAAAAGCTTGAGCCTCAAGGACCATGCGAGTCCTGTTAGTTCTCGCATGATCCATTGTCCCAGCTTGGATTAAGGCAGCAAGGATTGATATGTTGATACCGCACTGCTTCGCAGCCAAGAAAACTTCATACTTATTGTTAAACTCCATGCCTCTGAAATCAATAAGACTTTGTATTGATTTGAGAGAGATGCCCTTAATACTATTTAATCCATAACGAATATTGCCATCTTCAATAGTGAAATCAAAATCAGATTTGTATAAACAAGGCGGTAGCATTTTTATCCCAAAATCTGGAAGTTCTTCATTTACTCCAGAGATTGTTTGCAGTGGTTCTGGGTCAAACTCAGCACACTCAAGAATAGATAGGAAAAATTCATGAGGATATTTGTGTTTTAGATAAACTGTTTTAGCAGCAAGATCAGCATAAGCAAAACTATGTGACTTATTGAATGAATAGTGAGAGGCTGCAACTAGAGAGTTCCAATAAAAGTCTGCAATCTCTTCTGTTAAGTCTCTTGATTCTGCCGCATCATAAATTCTATCTTTCCATTTTGGCATCTCCTCTACTTTTTTCTTACCTACAATTCTTCTTAAGACTTCTGCCTCCTCAAGCGTTAGTCCGAAAACTTTGTGAGCAATCTGCATCAACTGTTCTTGATAAAGGATTACGTTTTTAGACCATGACAGTATTCTATCTAACTCTGGATGTAGGCCAAGATCAGAGGGAAGATTTTGTTGATTCTTATTCATCTTATATGTTAAGACAAATTCAAGTGCCGCTGGTCTAGCTAAAGCAACAACATCAGAAAGCTCGTTTATATCTTTTGGTTTTATCTCTCTGCAAACCTTAAAGTTTGTCTCAGCAGAAATTTGAAACAACCCCATAGGATGCTTAAAATCTTGCAGTATCTCATAGATCATCTCGTTATTAGCATCTATGTCTTCTATATTGATCCCAACTTTCTCGCAGGTTTTATGAGCGATTGTTAAAGTTCTCAAACCAAGAATATCAAACTTAACCATAAGGTCTGCGACATCGTTCATGTCATAGCCAGTAATCAAGTCTCCGTCTTTTGTTTTTTGTAGAGGAACAATATTTTCAATGCTCTCTGAACAAATAGCGATACCTGATGGGTGAACTCCTGTATTTTTCGGTAGGTTTTCTATTTTTAAAGCATTTTTAAAGGTCATCTCATGGTTTTTGACCCACTTTTTAAATTTGTCAGTCTCGTCCCTAGCTTGTTTTAAAGGAAAAACAACGCCGTGTAGCTTTGGTATCATATCAGAGACTTGATTAGCCTCATCCTCTTTAACTTCGTCAAAATATTTTGTAGCTTCTCTTATGCAAAGCTTTGAACTAAAAGTATTGAATGTTAATATTTTAGCAGTCCTGCCTTCGTGTTTACGCTCAATGTATTGAATTACTTTATATCTTTGATCATAAGATATGTCTGAGTCAACGTCAGGCAAAAGACTTCCTACAAGGAACTCTTTGCCCCTTTTGTCAGTAACTTTTTTGGCCCGTGATTTAGACACAAATCTCTCGAAGAAAAGATCGTGAGGGATAGGGTCGATATTGGTTACGCCAAGGAGAAATAGAACAAGAGAGCCAGCAGCAGAGCCTCTACCAGCACCAGTAGGTATATTATTGTCATGACAAAAATTTAAAACATCCCAGTTGAGCAGAATATAATCTGTAAACCCAAGTTCCTCAAATGTCTCAAGTTCTTGTTTTGCTCTTTCAAAGTAAACTGTTTTATTTTCGTATTTTGTGATACCTTTGTCTCTCAAGCCTTTTCTAGCAAGCTCATATAGAATATCTTTTGTCGAACTATCGGGTCCAAGGCCAATTTCCTCTAGTTTAGTCGGGTCAACGATTGTTTTGGGAAGATCTACTCCCGCAGGTTCACAATCGTCGTATGGTTCAAAGTCTTCAAACATTACAGATCCATGTGCTTCTTAAGTTTCAAGAAAACTTTATAACACATTTTGATGTCATAAAGAGCATCATGAAGTTTATCCTCTTCAAAATCTATATCAAAAAACTTTAGTAATTGGTTTTGTGAAACCTTTGCTTTTAGCGTTCTATCGTTTATTATTTTATACTGCCAGCTTAACAAATCACCTCTAGGTTTATCTAGCTCTTCCCTATATGCCTTGGCTAAAGCTCTTGTGTCATATATTCTTGGTAAATAAGAATAATCTGGCTGTTGTCCAAGCATCCTTTGTAAATGAGACACCATGTAAACATCAAACCCAAGTAGGTTTTGTCCTACTACAATATACTGTGGATCAAATAAATACTTCTCAAACTTTGACCAAACAGAAATCAAAGATTCTGCTTTAGAGTTATATTTGTCCCAATCAAAGCCCGTTAGCTTTCTAACAACCTCTGGTATATTTAACTCTTTATGTTTTATGAACTTATCGTGTGTTTCTAACACTTTGTTTCCTTGACAAATTATCCAAGATAACTGCCAAGTTTTAGAAGAGTGTAAATTTAAACCTTCTGTCTCTGTGTCGAATACTAAATATTTTTGATTACTTGGCAACATTTTCTAAAAAAGATTCATAGCTAAACTCGTCAGAACAAAAGTCGTTGAGTCTTGGGTTGGTATAAGTGGGGACTCTGCCCTGCTTACGATTACAAATAGCTTTATACATTTGGAAGGCTTGAAAGTCTTCTTTATCTCTGTAGTAAATGCTTTTTGCTTTTTCTGTTTTTACATTTAGCTTTTTCAAAGCTGCGCTAATTTGGAAATCAAATGGGTGATTGTTAGATTCCTCTATGTAAAAGTGGTCATATTTGTCTAGCGAAAGATCGCACATACCGAAATGAAAAATATTGTTAAACACATATGAGTCATAAAATGGAACTCCAATACTAATGTCATCAAGCTCTCCGTTGCCCAGATCTGACATGTTTAAATATTCTCCTACGCTTGTAAAGCATTTAGTATAAAGGTTTCTAGCAACAGCTACGCCTTTATTGTTTTTAGGGAAGAAAATTAATTTACTGGGCTTTTCAGTAATACTGGACTGAACAACAGGCAACTTAACTCCATAGACCATAGGAACTTCTATGTGAAGAAATGCTTTGTTTATTACCCTGAATCCGTAGAAATTATCTTCTACTAAAATCATCTTCTTAACATCACCGCTTTGTGCAATGTCTACTAAATCCTCAACCCGCAGCAATGATCTCCCGATACTGAAGGTGCTTTTAAATAATGGTATCACTCCTGTATTTTACAAGAGTTCCATAGGTTTGTCAAAGGAAAAAGCAGGGCATCCATCATATTTTGCCTTTTCTATCTTTAGACCTCCTACGGCTTTTTCTTTAAGGTCTTTTTTGTAATCAGCAGACCCTACCCACTCTCCTTTTTCATTTACTAGAACATAATAGGTTCTAGGAAACTTGAATGGACAGTGCCACATTGGAGTCCCATCTTTTTTAAGCTGTCCTGCGTAGTCTGCTCTACCACAAACAACCTTGCCAGCAAACCCAGCATCCCTATCAAGGTAGCCCTTATCAAAGGCTAAATTTTTAGAAGCTGATACCTCATTAAAATTATTAATAATTTGTTGGACCTCTGTTAAAAAATATTCAAAACCCTCAAGTTCATCGTCTTCTAGGGGGTCCATAGTGCAATTCCCTTCGTTGTTGCAATCAAACTTTAAAAACAAAAACTCCATCTTTCTTTTCAAGAACTCTGGGTATAAGTGTTTTACAGCCAAGCAATACATTAAGTTCTGCATGTTGTCTGTGTAGTCTTTGCCTGAAAATATTTGCTTTGATGTTTTAAAATCTCTGATAATAGCTTCTTTCTTCCTCTTGAATAAAAACAACTTATCAATAAACCCTAATATTCTGTAGTTTTTACCTCCTTCTGTAACAGAAATATCAAAATCTTTTTCACTTATTGATTCAGTTGGCTTGCCATTCTTATCACCAAAGAAATCAAAATTTAACCCCTCTACTGTCATTTGATTTATGAGATCCATGTTCTCAAAATCATCTATACCATGTTTTTTAGCATAATCCTCTATCATCCTTTTGACAGGAGGAGAAGCGTAAGCATTTTGTGTTTTTACTATTCTTGTATAGTGTTTCCTGTGTTTTGGGTTGCCTAAATTTTCAAATACAGCATGGCAAATAGTTCCTCGCAAGCTGCCCTCGTTCGCTTTATCAGGCAGCTTTAAGTGATATTTACACCAGTATTGCCAAGAGCATGTTTGAAGCGTCTTTATACGTGATGCAGATAGAGGCTTGTTCTCAGAATTCGTCATAATGAAATGAGTTTTTCTTTACAAGCTTTGCAAAAGAAGAAGAAAAACTTTTGTTTACACCTCTCTGATTCATGCCTTTTGCAATCTTTATGATTTTAGACATGGATTCTTGATGTTGTATATTATAACAATCTAAAGCGTATTTTTCTATTTGATCTTTGGTCATTTCTCCAAAGTCGTTTTCTTCTGGGGGTATGAAATATATTTTGTCAAAATCAATTGAGTCAACCAATTTAAAAATAGATTTAATTGCACCTTCAAAGCCTCTATTTACAGAGGAGGTGTGATCATTATTAAATGATATAAAAACTTTTTTTATTGGGAGTAGTGATAGTCTTGCTATAAACTTTGGCGAGATATTCAAACCAAAAGAAACAAGAACATTTTTTACGTTATTGTTATATAGAGATAAACAATCTCCTACAGACTCTACAATGTGAACAGCTTCCTTTTCTTCTATAGCCTGTTTAACTTTGTCTATATTGTAATATGGGAAGAACCAAGATGATGATTTACCCATGTGCAACCATTTCGGTCTATCGTCATTAGTCACTTTTCTACCAGAAAAACCATGTATTCTTCCATCCTTCCTAAATACAGGAAAAATTATTCTCTGATACATTTTGCCAGACATTGCCAACCCGCACTTAAAATCCTCAAGAGTTTCTTTGCTAATACCTTTTTCTAGGTAAAAGTCGTGATGAGGGACAAGGCGACTTAATACTTTCGTAGAAAATGTTTTTTCTTCTTTCAATAAGTGCTTTTGTTTGATTCTTGCACCTATATTTACACCATTATCTTTCAAATAGTGCTTTACCGCATTAGGGTCTTTAGTGTTTAAGGTTTTCTGGAGTAAAGCCTCAAAAGGCATAAATTGAGAGTCTTCTACATAGTCCTTCCACACTCCAGTGTCTTTGTAAATTTGAAGTGCTGTAGAGTTATCGCCAGATCTATATACTGCATTTGTCCTCCAATATGATCCATGATCCTTGAGGCGATACCCAAGGTTCTCTAATACTTCTTTATAATTCATTAGACTCTAAGATTAATTGGTATCTCTTCTGCCTCGTTTGTGTTCACCTCTACACCATCACCATTAAAAGAATTTACAATATCTTGTAAATCTCCGCATTCTGTAATCCTAAAGTTTTCTATATTTAAATTTATAAAATTTTGTTTCTTAGCTCCATCTGGCATTTCTACTGGATGGATTGCTCTAAGAGCGTCTTTGCCAAGGTGTCTACATTTTAGATTGATTAGTTTATGAGTTCCAAAGTTAGCTCCTTCTTCATGTATCTCGTCTGCAACTTTTCTTCTCAGTAGAAAAAGGTGTGAACAAAACTGGGTGATTCCATCAGACAATGAAACAACACTTTCATCATCAACTATTCCACCTGCTCCTCTATTATTAGTAATGCCTAGCCTGTTAGATTGAACGGAAGTAAGCATTGAAACGCATGGCTTACCATCAAAAGACAAGTCTCTTTGGATAGTCTGTTTGAACTTGTGAACCATGTAGGAAACCTGTTGCCAACCATCAACCTTGCCAATGCTACCAAAGTCACTCTTAATATAGTCAAAGCTAAAAATCAAAGGGTTGCCTCTTCCTATCTTGGAGAAATAAAATCTTTTAAGTAGAGAACACATCTCATCTGGAGACAAACCTGCGACATTCTCATAATAAAACTCCATGTCTTTAATCTTGCTCCAAGCTGATCGGACTTTAGCTACGACTTGTTCTACTGTTAGATTTTTGTATCCCGTTGTCCTCCATTTACCTGTCTGTAGAAGCCATACAGGTATTCCTGTCATTGCAGAGCATTGCCTAAAGATAAGCTCCTCTTCGCTCATCTCACCGTTATCAAAATGAAGCACGGGGACATCATGTTCGGCAGAAACCCTAGTGCTATAGTCCATGCAAAAGTTTGTTTTACCTACTCCTGATCTAGCGACAATAACAGATATGTTACCTGCGAGGAGTAAAGATCCATACATTTCATTAATTCTTTTGTGAGGACCAAGCATCCCAAAGTCTTCTACGGGATTATTGCCTCTATCTTCGACAAGCTCCTCCATCATATCAAACAAGTTGACTGGACCAGCTTCTGTCATCTCAAAATCTTTAATATTTTTATTATAGATTTGATCAGATTGTTCTATAAGCTCGCCATATTTTAGATTTGGGTCTGCATTCTTAACAAATGATGCCACCTTCTTACAGCTAGAGTAGATCTCTCTACGGGCCGTATACTTCTTAAGCTCTTTGACGGAACTTAAAAATATATTTTCTGTGATTTTGTAAAAAGCTAGAGAGAATACATATTCAGCAATGTCTACACTGTCAGGAAAACTAACCTTAAGTTGCTGTATTCTTTGGACAAGAATTGTCTCGTCAATGCTTTCTGCATTGTCTAATGCATTTTTTAATAATTTAAATATAGATACATTTACCTTGGAGTCCTCTGAATAAAAGTCACTTTCATTAACAAAACTAGATATCTCCTCCCACTTGTGTTGGTGCTGAAGAATACCGCTTAATACTTTTTTCTCTAGATCAAAGGAATAAATCATATAGTGATATCGTCATCTTTTTTGCTCATAGCCATCTCTATTAATTTACCAAGAGCCATGTCAACACAAGGATTTTCTGTTTTACTTGTCATGCTGGGGCAACCCTCTTTGTTAACATAAAGTAAAATAAATCCCTTATTGCCGCCATTTGCTGATCCTGTAGAGTCGTAAACTTTATCTAGCAAAGATTGAGGTATCCCTCCGCTGCTTTCTTCTTCTTCTAATTTCATTTTAAAAGTTTTATCAAATTTTTTGGGTATTTTTTAGAATCTAAAACGTCAGACTCTAATACTCTAATGAGTTTTATTTTATTAATTTCACAAAAATATTCTTTCTTTTCATCTCTCTGCAATTGATGCAAAAACTTTTGGCGAGAGTTGGAGTGAAAAAATTGATTGTATCTATAGTGCTGATTGCCATCTACTTCAATAGCTATTTTTTGAGTAGAATTGTAAAAGTCTAAACTCATTCTCGTTCCCGCAACGGGGAACTCTTCAAACACAACATCAGCAAACCAGTATGGCTTGATTTGTTCTTTTACATCTTTTTGTATTCCGCTTTTGCAATCGGAATCCCAGTCAATAAGATATTTACTGACGTTTTTTATTTTTCTCTCTCGACCATTAGAACACAAAAATATCATTGCTTAAGAATATTTTCTTTTACAAAGTCAACAAGAAGCGAGGTGATTTTTTCATCTGACTCTAAGAATTCATACACGGATTTAATTCCTTGATAAGAATCTTTAGTTTCGATCTTATTATTGTTTAGATGAGTTTTTATCTTCTCATCAAGTTTGATCCAAGCTCCTGATTTCTCTAAGTAACCCCACATCAAAAGCATGTCAACAACTTCTCTCTCAAGCCAAATAGACCTACCATTTTTTCGACCATGCTTTATTGGATAAGTCACAAGTTGTCCTGTAGCTTCATTAGTTGATTTTAAAATCATAACCTTTGCGTTGTGACCATAAATCTTGTTATCTGGAGTAATTTGCTCTGTTGGCTTCTCTAGAATCTTATCTCCTTTATTTTGTTTTCTAAATTGTAGAATCCAGTCTGGATAATGTAAAATTGCATTGCCACCGCTGCTGTCTGTTTGATTGTTCGGGTCTTGTTTGGCATACATGCTAGTAGTAATACTTGATCTTATTTGAGAGATCATAATGCACATGTGACCAAATTTACTCATGCCCAAACTAATTCTTTTCAAGAAATCAGAAGTCATCAAGGCTCCCCCTGCCACCTTTCTAGCATCAGAAGATCCTTTTTCTAAATCTTCTTTTGTAATCAACCCGTCCATACTATCAATTACAATACAGAACTTTTCTTTATCTGGATTGTTTTTAAGTAATCCTCTAAGAAAGTCAATCATAGTGTCCATAATATGACACTCAAGAACCAGACACGTTCCTACATCCCACTCTTCCGCTGACTGAACAAATTTAATCCCCGCTCTGTCTTTAATCTCTTGGCTAAGTCTTCCTTCAGCCATTACAAAAAGTCCTTTAGAGTTCTCTACAGTTTTAAGCATATTATGCATAACATGAAGGGCTTCATTTGTTTTACCTCCCTCGTTAGCTCCAATAAATCTGTGCAAACCAGAACCAAAACCACCGCCCAGAACATGATCAAGAATCATAGATCCGCTGGAAACTAGATATGGTTCTGCTCCTTCCTCTAAATTGTAGT